CCAGCCCCGTTGCAGGACAAGATCGTCCAGCGCGAGGCAGAGCGCGAAGCCGCAGTCAACGCCAAGTTCCAGGAAGCCGCCAACGTGAGAAAGGCCAATGAGGCCGTGATCGCGGAGGCACAACAGTCCCGTCTGCGGTTCGTCGAAGCGGCGGATCATGTAATTTCGATGATCCAGCCGCAACGACCGCCGCTGTCGATGCTGACGCCGGGTTCTGCCGACTACAACCCGGACCACTACCATTTGTTGAACGCGCAGGCCGATCAGTCCGAGCGCCTTCTGTCCCAAGTCCAGCAACAGCGCCAACACGCGCTCGTCCAGCTTACGAAGGAAGAAGAGGCGCGGGCTATCGAGCAAATGATGCCGGGCGAAGAGAAATTCCGTCCGCAGCTCATCAGGGCTGTTCCGGAACTCGGAAACCCGCAGACGTTTCAGGCCGCAATCACGCCGATTGTGAGTTGGGCGATTGAAAACGGCATTCCCGCCGAGACTTTCAACGATCCCAATCAGGCGAAGTGGGTGACAAGCCCGCAAATCCTGATGGCGTGGAAGGCCATGCAGTTCGACAAAATGAGCGCCGCGAAGGCCAAGGTCAGCCCCAGGGCTGCCAAGCCCACGGCTCCGGTAGTGCGTCCAGGAGTAGCCACGAGCAAGAGCGCGGTGGACGCAACGAAGCGCAAGAACGCGATGGACAGACTGAATCGCAGCGGAAGCATCGCTGATGCCGCCGCAGTTTTCAGAACCCTTTCAGGATAATCAGAAATGGCAAAAGTAACCGGTGCCGTCGCCACGTATGACGTGACGACCAACCGCGAAGACCTTGTTGACACGGTCTATCGCATTTCGCCTGCGGACACGCCGTTTGTTTCGGCTGTTCCGCGCACAAAAGCGACCAGCGTTCTCCACGAGTGGTCACTCGACACTCTGGACAGCGTGAATACGTCCAACGCCGCGCTCGAAGGCGACACTCTGTCGCGTTCGAGTTCGACCGCTCCTGCCCGCAAGAACAACTACTGCCAGATCAGTCAGCGTGACGCGACTGTGACCGGCACCGAGCGGGCGGTTAACCCGGCGGGCATCAAGGACATGATGGCCTTCCAGATCGCCAAGAAGTCGCTCGTTCTCCGCAAGGACATCGAGGCGATTGTTCTCGGCAATCAGGGCCAGAATGCGGGCAACACCACGACTGCGCGCACCCTGCGTTCGATGAACGCATGGTTTGCCAGCAACGCGCTGCGTAACGGCGCCGGTGCGGACTCGACTGCGGCAACCGCCGCAGCCACCGATGGCACGGCAGGCGACCTTCGCACCTTCACGGAAACCCTCCTGAAGACCGCGATTGCCAACTGCTATACCAACGGCGGCGAGCCGGACCTGATCCTCGTCGGCCCGACCAACAAGCAGCTGTTCTCGGCCTTCACCGGTCGCTCGAACACCCGTGTCGCAATCAACGAGAACACGGTTCAGGCTGCGGCGACGATGTATGCCTCGGACTTTGGCGACCTCAAGGTCGTTCCGAGCCGCACACAGCGTTCGCGCGACGTGTTCGTAATCGACACGTCGAAGGTCGCGGTTTCGTATCTGCGCGCTTTCGAGCCGCAGGACTTGGGCCGCGTTGGTGACGCCGACACGCGCAATCTCATCGTGGAATACACGCTTGAGAACCGCGCGCCGCTGGCGCACTCAGCCGTGTTCGATACCAACGGCTAACTGACCTGGGGCGGGGACCAAACATCCTCGCCCCTTCTTTTTTGGAGGCTTAGATGGCCGTTCCCGTCATTAGCGCAACCGCGTCGGCTTCGGTCACGCGGCCCGCTGACACTGTTGCGTATGCGAGCGGGGATTTGCTCGCAAATTCCACAACTGCCGGTTCGGTTGTCCCTCTGTCGATCCCCATAGGACGGGGTAACGGGCTTTCGGTCCGCGTCCGCCGCGTGCGGATCGCCAAGACCGGAACCTCGATCACCAGCGCATCCTTTCGCGTTCACCTGTTCACCGCATCGCCCACGGTCGCCAATGGCGACAATGGCGTCTTTTCGACCAATAACGCGGCAACCTACCTTGGCTCGGTCGATGTCACCGTGGGCCAAGCGTTCACCGATGGCGCGTCCGGAGCGGCGACGACTGAGATCAACTTTGCCCCGGCGTCCAACGGTCATACGGTTTACGGCCTGATCGAAGTGCGGGCGGCCTATACGCCGTCCAGCGCCGAAGTGTTCACCGTCACGCTAGAGGCGGATCAGAACTAGTGGCGAACAAGGCGCTCCTTGACTTCGACCCTCTTACGGGCCGCAAAATCACGTATGTCGAGGAGGACGGCAAATCCTACATCGAGACGAAGCAGGACTGTTCCTCGATCATCGATGCGGCAAAGCAGCTTTCCGAGCTTCCGCATAACGACAAGAGCCTAAAGCCGGTCGCGCTGATCCCGGAAGAGGTTCTGAACCAGGCGATCCTTGAGGGCTGGTTCCACGACAAGGCCAAGTGGCGGGCGTGGGCGAATAATCCCGACAACAAGCTGTTCCGGATCACGCAGGGGCGCTTGTGAAGCTCAAGATCGCGCTCTGCATTCCCTGTCATCGCCAGACCGAGGCCAAGTTCACGCAATGCCTCGTCTCGATGGTCACCACCACGCTGGCGGCCAAGATCGAGATGGGCAACGAGCCTGTCGAGATCGAGTTCGAGACGTTTATCGTTTCCTGTTCGCTGCTTCCGGAAAGCCGCAACCGGTTGGTTGTCGAGGCCCTCCACTGGCAAGCCGATTACATGCTATGGATGGACGCCGACCACACGTTCCCGTGTGACGCGCTTCTCAGGCTGCTCAGCCGCTCCAAGATGGTCGTCGGCTGCAATTATGCGCGCAGGTTCAGCCCAACGTCCCCGACCGCCTCTCACTACGACGACAAGGGCAATGTCGAACTGGTGTGGACGACGCCGGAAAATGCCGAAGCCGAAGAGATCGAGGAAGTCCATCATCTGGGGCTTGGGTTCTGCCTCGTCGATATGCGCGTTTACGTCATGCTTGACGACAAGGCGAAGGCGGACGGTAAAGATCATTTCTGGCCGCTGTTCACCATCCCCGCCAAACCGGACGGCATCGGCTGCATTGGCGAGGACGTAAGCTACTTCAAGCTCCTGCGCGAGGCGGGGGTCAAAATCTACGTCGATCACGCGCTCTCATGGGATGTCGGGCATTTGTCCGACTGCATCCTCACGAACGCCCACGCGCACGTCCAGAAGGACAAGTGGCTGGAATTCTCGAAGACGCAATACGACAAGTTCAAGGGGGCGTAGATGTCGATTTCGGTAAATGTCGTTCCCGCCGCCGCAATTTCGAGCGTGGATGATCTGAAACAGTGGTGTGCCGAAGAGGTTGACCGCGACCTCACGGAAGCGACGGCCTCCGGAACCCTGAGCGATAATTTCGATAAGTGGATTGCGATGGCCGAGGCGCGGTTCAACCGCGAGCTGCGCTGCCCCGACATGGAATCGACCGTCACATTCCAGGTAACCGACCCGGACAGCGCATTGCCCGACGATTATCTTGCGATGCGCGCAATTTATGAGGACGGCTCCCCGGACAGCCCGCTGCGCGCGTTGCCGCCTCCATCCGTGCGGCAGGAGTATGACGGGACGCCCGGTCAGCCAGAGGCGTACATTCTTGTTTCTGGGGGCCTGCGGCTCGTTCCGCCGCCGGACACGACCTACACCCTGACGATGGATTATTACGCCAAGATCGAAAACCTGTCGTCAATCGTTCCCTATAACTGGCTCTTGCTGAAGCACCCGGACGCCTACGTTACGGGGGTCCTGTTCCACTTTTTCCGGTGGGCGAAGGACAGGGAATCGGCAATCGACGCCAACACGCTCTGCACCTCGATTATTGCCGACATCAATCAGATGGCCCGCGCCGACCGGTACGGCGCGGGGCCATTGGCACGGGCGACCATCCGGCAGACGGGATCGGGGCGCTGCTAGGTGCCCTCGACCATATACCCGCTCGAAGAGTGGCTGCCCGACAATCCCGGAGGTCTTCAAGTCGCCCAGAACGTGCGGGCGATTGCCAAGGGCTATGGCCCGATTGGTGCTCCGCAAGCGGTGACTGCGGCGGTTCCGGGTGCGGCCTTCAACGGCGGCGCGGCCTTCATCGCGTCGGACGGAGGCGCGAGCCTGTTTGTCTCGCGGACGGACGGGGCCTTTTACAAGTATAACGGCACCGCGTGGACGTTCGTGTTCACCACCTCGCCGACGACGCAGATGCGGTTTGCCCAGTTTGGCGACAACATCCTCATCGCTCCGGGCAACACGATTGCGAGCTATGGCCTCATTAGCGGAGTGTCATCGAACCCGACGAGCGCTCCGCAAGCCATTGACATCGCCCAGACGCGCGATTTCGTTATGGCGATCACGACCGACAATGCGCTTCAATGGTGCCAGTTCAACAATTCGGCGGACTGGACGACTGGAACAAACCAAGCCGACAAGCAGCCGAGTTTGTGGGGAACGCTGAAGCGGATCGTCGGCGGCGAATATGTGATTGCGCTGACCGACAAGGGAGTGGTTCGCGGAACCTATGTCGGGGTCGCGGGCGGCTTGGACATTATCTGGCAATTTGACCAGATTTCCGCCGAAGTCGGCTGCATGGCGTCCGGTTCGGTGTGCAACGTGGGAAGGATCGTGTTCTTCCTGTCCGAGCGCGGGTTCCAGATGTGCGACGGCAACGAAGTGATTCCGATTGCCGATGAGAAGATCAACCGCTGGTTCTTTTCCACTTATTCGCGTGACGACATCGCCAACATCTGGGCGGCGGTGGACCCTCGCTATTCTGAAGCGCTGTGGGCGATGCCGGGAAGCCCCGGACGGATTCTGGCCTACAACTGGGTGCTAAAGCGCTGGACGGTTCGCCAGATGAACGTCACGGGGATGATGTCCGGTTATACCTCCGGCGTTTCGCTCGACGCTCTCGACGCGATTTACGGCAACCTCGATGCAATGACGATCAGCCTCGACGATCCCTCGTTGCAGGGGGGCAACCCGATGCTGATGGTGGTTGACAATTCCAACGTGCTGAACGCCCTGACCGGAAGCAATCTCGAAGCGACCCTGATGCTGGAGAATATCGAGCCGAGTCCGGGGCGCCGGTCGAGGATTCGCAGTGTCCGGCTCGTTACCGACGCCACGGATGGATCGATAACAATTGACGCACGGATGAACGCCGGAGACGCGCAGGGGATTGTGTCCGCCGCCACCCTGCGCAGCAACGGCAAGTTCCCCATTCGTTCCAATGGTCGATACAACAACATCACGGCGGTCATCCCTGCTGGAGCGGCGTGGACCTACGTTCAGGGCTGCGAGCTTGAGTTCGAGCCGGGGGACGGCCGCTAGATGCTGACCACGGGCCGCGTTTCGCACCTTTCCGACCCGCGCCAGATTGCCCAGTCGCTCAACATCGCGCGTCAGAAGACTGATCCGCTGGACTTGAGCGCCGACCAGCTGACGATGACGGTTGACCGCAACGGGGACGTGACGGGCAACTGGAATTTGAGCGGGGCCTACAAGATCGCTTCGGTGCAGGTCGTGGGGCCGAGAATAACAGGTTGGACTGCGGACACGGGAACGGCTGAGCCGACCGCGCACGCAACCTACACGGCAGGAACGACGCTGACCTACTCGTCAAGCTACGTGCAGGCTGAACAGACGGCGATGGCAACGCGAATGGCTGCCGTCGAGGCCGCGCTTCAATCCGTCACACGCGGACAGAAGGCGATCAAGGACGCGCTCCTGACGCACGGGCTGATCGGCACATGAAAATCGGGGTGGTTCGTTCGCCCCGCACATGGAAGCATTGGAACGAAGCGAAAGCCTTTCTCGAACCGGCGCGGGCGAGAGGCGATTTTCCGGACGTTCTCAACGAGCCGGATGATGAGCTGTTCGCGGTTCTCGACGGTGACGAATTGTTGGCGGTCGCAACCGCATGGTTCGATGCGGACGAGAAGCGCGTCGAGGTCAAATTGGTCGGCGGAAAAGACCGCCACAAGTGGCTCAGGGAACTGGACGACAAGATTGGGGCGATGGCGCGCGATGCGGGGGCAGAGCGGCTGATCGCGATTGGGCGGCGCGGATGGCTCAAAGAGCTTCGCGCCATTGGGTGGGTGCAGTTTGGCGAAGTGGACGCGAAGACGCTGATCTACTCGCGGAGGATATAAACATTGGGCAAGAAAACGACAAAAACGTCTAGCACGTCCACGATCCCAGCATGGGCGCAGGGTTTGGCGACAAGCGGCGGGAACGACATCCTCAACACCGTTGAGGGCAATGCCGGAAACCTCCAGAACATTACCGGTCAGATCAGCGGCTATCTTCCGCAACTTGGGCAGGCGGCGTTCGGCCAGAACCCGACATTGGGGGCTGCGAACAGCTACGCGCAGAACGTGATGGGCGGCCAGTACCTGAACAGCAATCCCTACGTGCAGCAGATGGCACAATTCGCGGGCCAGCAGGCTGGGAACGCGGTAAATTCCTCCTTTTCGCAGGCAGGCAGAACGGGGTCGGGCAACAACGTCACCGATCTCGCGCGCGGCGTATCGCAAGGCGAGCTTCAGCCGCTGATGCAAAACTATCAGAACGAGCGCGGCTTGCAGAACCAGGCCGCTGGAATGACTCCGGGGCTGACGGCGGCGCAATTCTCCGGGGTTCCAGCTTACCTGTCGGCTGCGAATACAGCCGGGACGCTGCCATACGCGGGCCTCGGCGCGCTTTCGGGCATGGGCAACCTTTGGGCCGGTCAGGGAACGCAGACCGGCACGCAGCCGGGAGGGTGGGGCAACGGCCTTGTCAGCGCCGCCGCTTCCGCGCTTCCGTTCATCCTCTGCGAGCGGTCGAGCAAGACCAAGATCGAGCTTCTGCACCGCGAAGCTGACGGCCTTGGGTGGTACCGCTTCGCCTACAAGAGCGCCCCCAATATTCTCCTTGAAGGCCCGATGGCTGATGAAGTCGAGGCGCTGCGTCCGTGGGCGCTGGGTCCGAAACTTCCTGACGGTCGCCGGACGGTCAACATGGCCGAGATTCGGAGGGCCGCATAATGGACCCGACCTCTTATGGAATGTTCGGGCAAATGTCGCCCTTCATGCAACCGAACGCGCCGTTTCTCGGACAGGCCATGATGCAGCAGCCTCAGCAGCAGCACCACAACGGCGGTTTTAATCCGCTGATGTTCCTGTCCCCAATGGCCGGGATGATGATGTCGGACCCGAAAATGGGTCTCTTTGGCCTTTCCCCCGCGCTCGGCTTCGCAAACCTTCTGGGGGCCTTCAAATGATGAATCCTTACGGGATGCCGCAGCCCAATATCGGCGACGATCCACTATCGCCTCAGCCGTTCAACTATGCCCAGATGTCTTCAATCCCGACAAAGATCAGTTCCGGCGGGATGTTCGGCGGCATGGGAAATCCCGGCATGGCGATCTCTGCGGCGCTGAACGGCTATCTTTACGGAAGCACCGGAGGCCGCATGGGTTCCGAGGGCCTTCAGATGCTCGGCCAGCAGCGCATGTTCGACCAGCAGCAGAAGATGGCGATCCTCCGCGACAATCTTGAGTTCAACCGGCAAATGCAGCTCGCCCAGCAGGCCGCGCAATTGAAGCTTCAGTATCCAGACGGCGACAAGGCGCAGATTGCGTTTCAGTCCGGCCTTCGCCCGGGAACGCCGGGATGGGATGCCTACTGGCAAAAGCAAGCCGAACTATCGCAGAATCCGGTCGTCAACGCCGGTCCTTATGGCCCGGTCCTCTACAATCAAGTCGCTGGCGTGGCGAACGCGAAGCCGCTCACCGATGACGACATCGCAAACATGTCAGGAGGTCAGTCTGGCGCAAGCCCGACTGGTAACTTTCCCTACGGCGGCGGCGGTTATTGAGGGCAAGGAAAGCTCTGGCCGCGTCGGGATTGCGGGACCGCAGACGCCTTACGGGCAACCGCTCGGCTTGATGCAGACGCTTCCGAGCACGGCACAGGAAATGGCCGGGAAGCTGGGGATGCCGTGGCGACCCGATCTCTTGACCGCGCAGACTCCCGAAGCGGCAAATTACCAGCGGCAGCTCGGCCAAGCCTACCTCCAGGAAGGCTATAATAAGACCGGCAACTGGCGGGATGCGTTCCGCTACTACTACGGCGGACCCAATCGCTCGATGTGGGGACCGAAAACGAACGCCTACGCAGATGACGCGATGCGGCGCATGGGGGCATTTTAATGGCGCAATTCAAAGACGGTGATAGCCGCGTTATCAATGGCATCACCTACGTTCGCACCAACGGTTCGTGGATGCCGCGCCCCGCGTCCCCGTTTGGTGCGCCAACGCTGCCTTATGAAGGTCCGCAGGCCGCCGCTAACCTTCAGCGCACGCAGCAGGAAGTCCAGCAGGCGCAGGCCACCGCAGCGGCAACGACCGCGAAGGCTCGCGCCGACGCCCAGACCGCCCAAATCGCGGCGAAGCAGGCCGAGGAACAGTGGAACATCACCCACCCTTCCGCAAACGGGACGGAAGGTCTGAGCGGTCCTGCATACATGCACTATTTGCAGCAGACCGATCCGGGCCGAGCCGCCTATGTTCAGGGGCTGGCCGAGGGGCGCGTTCCGTTCCCGAACTCGAACATGATGCGGACTCCGGCTGGGCAGGCGCTTCTGGCGCAGGTCATGCGGGCCGATCCGACGATTGACGCGACGAACTACACAACCCGCGCCGCCGCGCGCGTTAATGCAGCCAAGGGAACGCTCGGCCAGTCCGACAACGCCCTTATTACGGCGGTCGGTCACGCCGCCCGGCTCGGAAGCCTCGTCCCGGACGTGTTTGGAACGCCGGTCCAACCGCTGAACTCGATTGCCAACGCAATTGACAGCAATGTGTTCGGGGGAAAGCAGCCCGCATACGATCAGAACGCCGAACTGCTGGGCAACGAGGTCGCTGCAGCCTACGGGGCAAACAGTCAGGGCAAGCAGAACGAAGCGGGCGCTCAGTTCTCCTCCTCGCTTTCGTCCAAGCAGAAAAACGACAACATCCTCGGCGCAATCGACCTCATGGGATCGAAGCTCGCCGCCAACCGCGCTCAGTTCGCTTACGGTAACGGTCAACTGGGCAAGCCCGATTTCATGCTTCTCCCCCCGGAGACGCGGCAGGAAATCCTCAGCCTTCCCGGCGGCGCGCAAATCTTCGCCAAGCACTTCTCTGGCGTCCCGGTCATGGGCGCGAATGGTGGTCCAGGAGGGGGCGCACCCGGTGCGGGGCCGATGGGCGGCGAAGGCGGCGGACCACCGCCTAGCCCTCTTGGAGGCACAGACACGTCCGTAGCGACCGGCGCATACAAAACGCAATACGATCCGGTAACGTCAACTGGACTGGCTGCGCTGATCCGCAAGGGCGCGCCGTTCGAGCAGGCCCAAGCCTACTCGCAGGCTCAGGGTACCGGGCCGCTGATGTATAACGGCAAGCCGCTCACGGCGGACGACTACGCGAAAATCCAGGATTACGCGAAAGCCAATCCGGGATGGGAGGCCGTTGTCGCCAACAAGAGCATCCCCACCACATTGATGCAGCGCCTGTCCGCGTCGGCTCCTGCGGCCCTCATTCACGGCGCACTCAGCGGCGCTACGGCTGGGCTTTCCGATACGCTGGGGCGCGCGATCAACGGCCCGCAATATACGGCTGATCAGGCGGCACTTGCAGCCCTGCATCCCGGAATGGACCTAACGGGCAACATCGCTGGCGCGGCGGGTTCCATGATCGGCGGCGGCGCGCTTCTCTCAGACGCGCTCCAGGCGGCCTCGAAGGGTGGCGTCGGGCGCAATCTGCTGGCGTGGAGCCTTCGTAATCCCGTTAAGGCAAATGCGATTGGCGATGCAGGATATGGCGCGCTTTACGGGGCCAATGAGAACCCCGACAATCCCGCTACGGGCGCTGCGGTTGGCGCTGCCGGGGGAATGTTCGGCAGCATGGGCGGATCGGCCCTTACGCGGGCTACCGGAGCCGTTCTCAACGGTGTTGCCAATCCTGCCGTTCAGCGGCTCCGCGATGCGGGGATTCCGCTTACCGTTGGCGAAGTCTTGGGCGGCGGCGCGAAGAAGGCACAGGACGCCCTCACAAGCGTCTTCGGCCCCGGAAACATGGTGGCACGCCGATATGCCGATGGGCGCTTGGCGCTCAATCAGGCTGCGTTCGATCAGGCCGGACAGACTATCGGTGCGCCGATCAACGGCGTCGGTCAGGCGGGAATCGGGGCGCTCAACGCGGCGAAGAACAATGCCTACAGCAACGCGCTAAATCCCGTATCGCTCAATCTCAACACGCCGCAGACGATTGATGCGCTCGGCGGGGCGCTGAGCGCCGCAAAGACCATTCCGAACGTCGATCAGGCGAGCGACTTGGCGACCGGCGCACTTACAAACTACATCGGCAATGCCGCTCCCAACGGAGTGATGTCGGGCAACGACTTCCAGCAGGCGTATCGCGGGCTTTCCAGAACCGCGAACAGCGCCAGCTCACGGGTTTACGGCCACGAAATCGGGCAGGCGCTCGGTCAGGGTCAGGATGCGCTTGTCGGCGCGCTGGAGAGCCAGAATCCGGGCGCGTATCAGCAATTCCTGAACGCCAACAGCGCGAACCGTCACCTTTCGATCCTTTCGGACGCCGTAAACGCTGCGAAGAATCAAATCGGGGACGCCGGAGAGCCGTTGTTCACCCCCGCGCAGCTTGGCACAGCCGCTTCGGCCAATGCGCGCACGTATAACGGCAAGGTCGCCGCTGCGGCGGGAGACAGGCCATTCAATCAACTCGCGCTGGATGCGCAGCAGGTGATGTCATCGAAGCTACCGGAGAGCGGCACATTCCCACGGGCGCTCCTCGGAACGGCGCTCCTTAGTGGCGGCGGCGGAATGTTCGGAGCGCAGCAGAATGGATATACGGGAGCGGGCGAAGGCGCGCTGCTTCCGCTTGCCGCCCTCAGCCTACTCGGAACGAGGCGGGGCCAGCAGCTTCTGACTTCTTCCTTGCTCAACCGCACAGCCGCTGACCAGCTGACGGGGCAACTCTTTCAGAGAAATGCCCAACTCGGTGGACATGGCCTTGCGGCGTTTAGCATCCCGCTTCTTACGAGCCCGTAGGGACAGCACGGCGCGGCCAATACCGAGGCCGAACCCGACAGCGATTGCCCGCTCGACAAAATAAGCGTCGATCACAGCCCTTCTTACCCGATTTCCACCCCAGAACAAAGCAAAAACAACGGAGAAGCATGTGGCTTTCTCGGATTACTCAGCGACGCCCGCTAGCAACACCTCAATCGAGGGCATAAACGTCGCCGAAGGCTGCGCTGCGGCCAACATCAACAACGCGATCCGGCAGCTCATGGCCGACGGGCGGTCGCTGTCCGATGCGGTTGCGGCGATCAGCATATCCGGCCTGATGCCCAAGACCGGGGGTGTGTTTACCGGCCAGATCACGCGCTCTGGCGCGGGCGGTTACTTCTACAACGCCAATTCCGCTCAGGGCGGCGGCAAAGTCTCGTTCCTCAGCACCGGCTCGGCCAATCCAGCCTCCCCGACCGAGGGCGACGTGGCGTTCTTCTGGTCATGAACGTGAGGCTGAACGGTGCGTGGCGCACCATCGACAGCGGCAAGGTCTATCTCAATGGGGCATGGCGAACGCTGAACTATGCCAACGCCTACATCTCCGGATCGTGGCGCAAAGTCGCGACCTTCATCGCGCAGCTCACACTCGCAATCTCTCCGACCTCCGTTCACGCGACCAATAGCAGCACGACCGGCACGGCAACGGCAACGCCCTCCGGCGGACTGGGGCCATTCACCTATGCCTGGACGCTGGTTTCCAACTCCGGCGTGACGGGGCCGCAAATCGCGTCTCCGACGACCGCTTCAACGCAGTTCTACGGCACTCCGACAGACGGCAGCAGCGGCTCCTGCGTGTTCCGCTGCACCGTCACCGATTCCCTCGGCTCGACCGCAACTGCCGACATCACCGCGACCTTCGCAACCATCCCGCTTGGCGGCCCGTAAGGGGTTACTAAATGCATCATTATTTCGAGGCGATCACGAACCTTAAGGGTGACGCGCTGGTAGGCTATGCCGTTCGTCTCGTCGATCCGGCGACCGGCAACTCCATCTCCCTCTTTTCCGACAATAACGGAACGCCAATCATCAACGTGTCCGGAACCGCCGACACGGCGTTTGTCGATAACGATGGGGATGTGTCGTTCTACGTCAATCCCGGCACCTATGACCTCGACATCTACGCCCCCGACGCCGCGACTTTCTACAAGCGCGTCGAGAACGTCCCGATGGGCCTCAACACGATCACGCTTGCCTCGGGTTCGGCTGTCTCCACGATTGTCCAGCTTCAGGCGATCTCCGCGCCCGTCAATGGTCAGGAAGCCACCCTAACCGATCCGAACCGTGCGGGGCGCTTCATCTTCTCCTCTTCCAACCTCTCGACACAGGTCACCGCCGATCCCAATCAGGGCATTTACGTCGCCCCATCCTCCGATACCACCGGAGCATCCGGCGCGTGGGTTCGCAAGTTCGATACGTCCGCCAACGTCAAGTGGTTCGGGGCGGTAGGCGACGGCGTTACCGATGACGTAACCGCGATCAATCAGGCGATTGTCACCTGCGGCGCGCTCACTGTCGGTTCGCTGTTCTTCCCCTCTGCAACCTATATCGCCACCACCCCGGTTCTCGTCCCCTCGAACGTCAGTAACTTCGAGATGTACGCGCTCGGCATTGGCGGGGCGACGATCTCCAGCCCGACCACGGCGCTCACTCAGGTTCTCTCTCTCGCCGGGGATCACATCCTCGTTCGCGGGCTTCGGATTTACCTCTCTGACGTAACCGCCTCAAGCTCGTGGAACGTCGAGCTGACCGGAACCAACGTGACGATGTTCGGCTGCATCCTCGAAAGCCCCGAAGGCCGCTCAGGCACCGTCATGTACGCTCGTGCAGGAGCCGATAACTTCACGATGGCCTATTGCGAGACAAAAGGCTCCAACGGCTTCAACATCTTCACGGCCAAGAACCACAAGTACATCTGCAACAAGTTCGTGGAACGTGCCACCGGCGGCGACGATGCGATTGCAATCAAAGCGATCTACGGTCAGGGCGACAGCGTAGCCGAGAACATCCTGATTGCGAACAACTACTTCGAGAACACCGCTGGCTTCGTGTCCATCGGTTCGGAGATCGGTCGCTCGGCAGCAGCCGATTCCACCTACAGTTCGATTGCACGCGGCATCCAAGTCATTGGCAACCGGGGCAAGAACTGCACGGCCATTGCATACATCAAGCCGGGCGGCATCCAGAACTACTGGGACGGCACCGTCGATAGCGTCGATATCTCCGACAACTATCTCGAAGACCTTACCGGCGCGAAGATGGCGTTCCCGATCAACGTCTTTCCGGGACGCGGGGGCCGGGTTCGCAACGTCACCGGCAGGAACAACATCGCCTATGGACGTACAACGTGGAGCGGCGGCGCTGCCAAAGGCGTTCGCTACTTCATCGACGATTTCACCTCGACCGCCAGCACGGCACAGTCGAGCATCAGCGATTGCGATGTCCAGATCAAGGTGTACGATCCGTTTAACGGCGTTGCCGCTGGGGGATCGGCTCCCGGCTCTCCGTTTGGCGATATCGCGTCCATCAACAGGACCAATCCCGCCTACGGCACGATGAGCAACATCACGCTCGACGTTGAGGGCAACGCCTGCTCGGCATCGGGCATCGTGGTCGATACCCAGCTCGATAACGTGGTGTTCATCAAGCGCGCCAAGATGACGCCCAACATCAATACGGGGCTGTCAGCGACCGAGGGCGGAATCCACGTCTATTCCGCCGTCGATATCAACAGCTCCGAGATCAAGATCGGGCTGGCTGCCGGAAACGCCGCGTCCAATTACAAGCTTGAAACCACGGGCGGCAATACCGGCGCGATCAACCCGCGCCTGCCGCAGATGCTGGCCGCAAACAGCTTCATCGGCAATGCGACGGGATCGCAGGCCACGGCAACCGCGATGACCGCGACACAGGCGACGAGCCTGCTCAACGCCTTCAGCGCGACCTTGAAAGGGCTTGCCCCGGCATCGGGAGGCGGAACGACGAACTTCCTCCGCGCTGACGGAACGTGGGCGGCTCCCGGTGCGTCAGTTGGGGGCAGCAGCGGGCAAATCCAGTATAACAGCTCCGGCTCTCTGGCCGGTGCCGCGCTGGCGGACATCGACGCCAGCGGCAACATCCTCCTCCTCAACGCGACAAGCACCACCACGCCCGCTGCGGACAGCGTTGCACTCACTGCCAAGCGCATCGCCGCAGGCGGTGGCCGAGTGCTGCCCCAAGTGCTTGGAGAAGACGCGCAGTCTCCGACACTCGGCTATCACATGGGCCGGGAACAGATGGCGTGCTTTAACCCGACTCCGAACGGAACCGGGGCCAACACGCTCGGCACTAACGATACTACTGCGGGAACGGCGACGGCTCGCTCCGTCGCCACGACCAACGCGGTCACTCGCACGAAACGCCTTGCCTACGTCAGCGCCTCGACGGCGGGAAGCATCGCCGCCCGATACGGCGCTGCAACATGCGTAACGGTCGGTGCTGGCGGCTCTCCTGCTCTTGGCGGGTTCCTGTTCACTGCAAGATGGGCAGTCTCCGACGCATCCGCCGTGTCGGGGGCCAATATGTTCATCGGGCTTCGCAACGCAACGTCAGCTCCGAGTGCGACCGCCAATCCGAACACGCTGACCAACCTAATTGGCGTCGGACAGTGCAACGGCTCAACGAACCTCCAGATCGTATATGGCGGTTCTGCGGCGCAGACGGTGATTGATCTTGGTGCAAACTTCCCCGCCGCAGATACGACAGCGCTCTATGAGCTGATCCTGTACGCCCGTCCCGATGACGGAACGAAGTGCGCGTATCAGGTGACGAACCTCTCGACCGGAAACACGACATCAGGCCTCTTGTCAGGGACGGCGGGCGTTGCCCTTCCGGCCTCGACAACGCTCATGACGACCGCGCTCTATCGGGCCAACAACGCGACCGCACTGGCCGTTGGCCTGGATATCGCAAATTATACTCTGGAAACCTAGCGAATCCGCCAGTGCCATTCTTCGCTGTCGTCGTGTGGCTCCCACAGGTGCGGCGGGAACAGCCAGCGAAACAGCTTCCTGAACATCGCCAACGCATAGCCGAACGCCGGGGAAAAGCCAATGAGTAAGCGACCGTGACCTCGTTCCACGATATGAGTGCGTCCGCGAAACACGCGGTCGATTTAGTAGCCTTCCTGTGTGCCGGAGTTGCCGCCGTGTCCCTCGCGCAAACCGCTGTCTTCGTGTCGATTGTGGCGGGCGTTCTGTCGGCTGTTCTCGCAGGGATGAGGATATACGACCGGCTGACTTACGGGCCGCTCAAGCGGGGGGATTAGGAAACGGGCCGACCTTTATCTGCCGCCACTCTTGACGCTTGCGCGGGTGCCAAAACTGCCACCACTTGCGCTCGATTTCGCACAGCACACAAACGATGTCACGTAACTGCGTGTCCGATTTAGCCTTGCGAAGACGACGAGTTTAGTATACGCGCGTAAATGACGCTCGGAACTATGCCTAGCGTCGGCGCGGCAGCGTGGTTGTCACGCTGAGGCAAGGCGGTAAGGAGACTACGGGTCAGCTGGCGTCACTAAGACGTGCCGCCCAAAATGCTCCGGTCAGCGGGTAACGGCGGCAGCCAAATCCCGCCCGCGCCAACACGATTAAGCACGCACAGAGCCTCGGCCTAACCGCCGGGGCTTTTCCATATCCGGGGGAAGCAATGACCCAACCCGTCAAGGGCCGCGATCCGTCGCGCCAATCACTGCGTCAACTCTACCACCAATCGCTAACCCAGGAGATGCCCAAGGCCATCAGGGAATTGCTCGACCGCTTGAAATAACAGCCGGAGAACCGCGATGACCTACAAAGAGGCGCTGGCGGATGCCGGTAGCAAGGCCGAAGCTGCAAGACGGCTCGGCATTCCCGTGTCCACCTTCAAGGACAGGCTGGCCGCTGAAGAAGCGGGCCGCGAATATATCGTTACCGGACGCTCCACGCTCCGCGATGCCGAGGGCAACGTGGTCATGGAGTGGGAGAAGACCTCACTCGACGCTCGCAAGGAAGCCGAAGCCAGAGATGCGGCGTTCGCCGCAATGGCTGCCGATCTTCCACGGGCTGCGCGGGTCAAGCCCCCGACGACCTGCAAGGCCAATCTCTGCACGGTTTACACGCTCACGGACTGCCATGTTGGAGCCTTGGCGTGGCACCGCGAAGGCGGGGCGGATTGGGATTTGCAGATCGCGGAAAATACGCTGGTCGGGTGCTTTGAGCACATGATAGAAGCTGCGCCAGCCAGCGAGCTTGCGATCGTGAACCAGCTTGGCGACTTCTTGCACTTCGATGGGCTGGAAGCGGCAACTCCAACGTCGCATAATCTCCTCGACGCGGACGGACGGTTCGAGAAGGTTGTCCAAGTGGCGATCCGGGTTCTGCGGAGGGTGATTGGGCTAACGCTCGAAAAGCATCCCCGCGTCCACGTCATCATGGCGGAAGGCAATCACGACCTCGCCTCAAGCGTATGGCTGCGAGCCATGTTCGCCGCGCTATACGAGAACGAGCCGAGGGTGACGGTCGAGGATTCGCCGCTGCCCTATTACGCTATCGAATGGGGCAAGACGCTCCTCGCGTTCCACCATGGCCACCTGAAGAAGAACGACCAGCTCCCGCTGATGTTCGCGGCGCAGTTCCCGCAACAGTGGGGACGGACGACGAAACGCTACTGCCACACCGGCCACCGGCATCACCTGGAGGAGCGCGAACACTCCGGCATGATCGTGTTCCAGCATCCGACGCTGGCAGCGCGGGATGCCTACGCGGCTCGCGGTGGCTGGCACGCGATGAGAAGCGCGACGGCTGTCACCTATCACCGGGACTTCGGAGAGGTCGGGCGCTCCACGGCAAGCCCGGACATGCTCGCAGCGTAAGGGCCGCCGCCCCTGTTCGACGGCCCCGGCACGCTGACTGCCTCATCTAAAGCACAAATCGACGGAGGCCGCTATGCACATCAGCGAAGCGGGAACCGACCTCATCAAATCATTCGAGCAATGCCGCCTCACAGCCTACGACGATGGCGGTGGCGTCCCGACGATTGGCTGGGGCCACACTCTGGGCGTCAAGATGGGTGACACCTGTTCGCAGGGCGAAGCCGACGAATGGCTACTCGAAGACCTTGAGACGACCGAAACGGGCGTGAGCTTGTGTATCGGTCCGGCGAAGACCTCGCAGCATCAGTTCGACGCGATGTGTTCTCTCGCCTTCAACATCGGCCTCAAAGCCTTTCGCGGATCGACCGTTCTCAAGCGCCACAAGCTGGCGAATTACGTGGGCGCTGCGAACGCGTTCCTTCTCTGGCATTTCGACAACGGAAAATCGCTCCCCGGCCTGATGCGCCGCAGGGAAGCGGAACGAAAGACCTACCTCGGATGAGTATCAGGACGACTGTTTCCTACATTCGCTCTCGCCTTGACGAACGCTCCACATGGCTGATGATCGGAGCGGGCATTGGCACCGCTGCCGTGCTGCCGTGGCCGTGGAGCCTTGTGTCGGCAATCATCGCCGCTATCGCAGCGCTGGTGCCTGACGGAACGGTTCAGTCGTGATCCTTGCTCTCCTCGCGGTGATCGCTGGCGGACCTCCGGGAGCTGACGGGCTTCCAACAGTTCCGGGCGTCTCGAACCCCGCTGTCACTCAGGCGAATATCCAGCAAACCATCTGCGTTCCCGGCTGGGCGGCAAAGCAGCGGCCTCCGTCAAGCTATACCGACAAGATCAAGTTCGCACTGATGGACAAGGCCAGAATCCCGCGCACCGATTCATCGAAATACGAGCTGGATCATGACCACTCAATCGAGGACGGCGGATCACCAACCGATCCGAACAACCTTTGGCTGGAGCCGTACTTCGGCCCGCTCAATGCTCATCAGAAGGACCGCGTTGAGACGCTGGTGAAGCACCTGATCTGCACCGGCAAGATGCCGTTGAGCGCCGCAGGACCAGCGTTGCAGAACTGGCCCGCGACCTATCGCGCCCGCATCGGCCCGCTGCCGTGACGGTTAGGCGCGCTGAGTGAACGGATCGCGAAAGTAAAGCCCCGCGACGTTGAAATATGGGTTTGTTTCCGAGAGGCGAAACGATTGCACCTCGCCATCTTTGCCGCGCCTGAATCGATAGAGCTTGTCGCGGTCGAAGCCGGGCCAATAACGGTCCGTCATCGGGTTCAGAACTGGTTGCCAATCGTTCGCTGACATGCCGAGCGACTAGCACAAACAACCGCTTAAATCAAAGGAAATCCGCCGATGTTCTTACGCTGCCTCGCGGCGTCGCTGTTGCTTGTCCTGAGTACCAGCGCGCACAACCCCACTTACCGCGCGGCAAGCACGCAGGAAGGCATCCCCGCCGACGAATATCCGGAGATGGTCCGCATTGATTGCCTCATCGGAGTGGGCAGCGGGTTCATGGTCGGCCCGCGCATCGGAATTTCCGCGAACCACGTCACCTCGCTTCAGGGCTGCTTCATTGGCGGAAAGCCGTTCAAGGTTGTCTCCCATGTTGGCGACTTCTCGATCTTCGAGGCTCCCGAGGACGTCTCGAAATGGCTGACCATCGACTGCGGCGGATACGAAGCACACAAACGCTACGAGGCCCTTGGATTCGCGAGGGGGCTAGACACCCTGACCGAGGTTGACCTTCACGCCACCGGACAGAGCGCGCATGTCCAGCCCAACGGCGGGACCGATGACGTGATGGCGATCTTGGAGGGGGTCTGGACGGTTATTCCAGGGCAGAGCGGAGGAGCCGTTCTCGACCCCGACACGCATAAGGTCGTCGGCGTTGTGAATACCTATGACATGGAAGGCGGACTGAGCGGGTCTGTTGAGTTGAAACGGACTTCGGTGTGCCGGAACGCATAGCCTTAGCCGCTCTCGCACTCCTTGCGGCTTACGTCATCGCCCACGCTCTCGCGCTTCTCGTGGAATGGCTTTTGATGGGGAATGACTGATGCTTGCCCTTCTCAACTACTGGAAGCTGATCGTCGGCGGCGTCCTCACGGTCGCGTTCGTCGGTATGTTCATAGCCCTGAAGGTCGAGCATCGGCACAACGTCAAGCTGCAAGTCCAGGTCGAGCGGCTGAACGACCTCCGCGCTCAAGACAAAGCGAATTACGAAGCCGCAGCCAAGGCCGCAGAGGCCGAACAGAACGCCAGACTAACCCGCGTCAAATCACAACAGGAACAGGTGACACATGAAGTCACGACTGATTATCAGCGCCAGCTTGCCGATCTTCGCGCTCGCTTCCTGCGCGCAAAGCCCAAAGCCGATTCCGGTGTATCCCCAGGTGCAACAGTGTCCGGGGTTCCCAACGCCACCCCCGGAACTGATGAAGGTACCGGAGAGCAGCTTTCTCCCTCCGAACGGCAACTAGCCGCAGAGATCAGCCTTCGCCTTCGCTATCTCCAGGAGTGGGTGAGGAAACAGGTTGAGACGCGGTAGGGGTCGCAAATCGGCATCCCGCGAGAAAGCCGACAGACCAAACGATGAACCACACGAATAGGTAACTCACCTCCCGTTCTCCGTGGATAGGACGGAGCGGGCATCCTCGTCCGTCCACTGACGCTCCCAGTGAAACATCCAGCCTAGCCAGCCCCCGCATCGGCTGCACCGCTGCCAACACCTCGTCGAACAGTAGAACTCGCCGCTGTTCTTGTGCCCGAAGATGGCGCATTTAGAGACGCCAAAGAAAAGGCGGATCGCATCCCAAAGCGAATAACGCCGCACCACAGCCTCACTCTCTTTCATTGTATATCTCCGCTATCGGATGGGGCGAGGGCTTGGTCGATTGCTACGATGCGCAGCTCCGTCTGCTTCATCTCCCACAGGACGTTGCGCCGCTGGTCGCGAAGGCGCTCAATTCCGTCCGTCGCCGTAACCAATTCACCGGCAGCAAGCGCGAGCTGAAAGAGCTGCTCACGGGCCTCTCTCATCTCCACTTCATCTGATACGCCCATAGCGGAGATGGCCTTTCTCGCGACGGCGCATTCGGCATCTTTCAGGTGCGGCAAGCTATCCCAATCGTGGCCGAAGATCGCGAACGCCACCCTCTCCACCACATCGGAAGGAGCGGGTGTGCGGGTGGACACCATTTCATCGCGTTGGCTTTCAAGTTCACCCCGCGCAGCAGCTTCCGCAAGAGCATTGATAATCGGATCGCGATGCCAGTTATGGCGATTATTCCACCGAGCAATGTCATCAGTTGACAGTCGGAAGCCATCGATAACGCAGTTGGCGGCGTCCGAGTGAATGTAGAATTGCTCGCCGCTGTTGGTTTCATAGCCTTGGAGCTTGGTGGCGCAAAACGGACACGGCAGAAGCTCTTTCGATACGTCAGTCATTGCGACTCCTTCGGCAGACATGCTCACTCCCTCCTGGCCGGTAAAGTATGGGCGCTAAATCCCGCATGACTGACGGACATGCCGTCTCGCTATGCGAAGCTGGTTGAGCAGGGTTGCGGGTATTGGCTTGCGCCCATCCGTCGCGGCGCGGAATTCTTCGATGCGGTCAGCAACATCCGCGATCCGCTCCACCGCGCGCAGCTCCGCGTCACTCATCTGCGTTTTCACATCGCTTGCCATCTCTTTGATACCTTTCGGGTCGGTTTTCGCGGAACGGTTGCCGAACATTGGCGGATTCCTCAAGTTCGTTCCTAACGCAGCGTTAAACGCTATAAGGGGGAAATGCAAGCGGTTTTCAACCTCTGTTTGCACGTTCCTCACTTGTTCCGCGCCTCGAATTTGAGGATCGCGGAACTTCCCAAGTGGCCCTGATCGCGCTCCTTCCCGTAGTGTTCGATCATCTGAAGCGACTGGCCCGTGATGGCGGAAACCTCTGCCGTCGAGCATTCCGATTCCAGGAGCGCGTTCACCGCGTTCCGTCTCAAGCCGTGCGGCACGATCCGCTGACCGTGCTTGACCAGCGCCCAACCCTGGATGCGCTGCCTCAGCCCGCTTTCCGTGACGGGCTTCCCCTTCTCACTGAGCAGGAACACCACAGCGTCTTTCGGCGCGTCCTGTTCGATGATCTCAGCTAGCCGCTTGTGCAGCGGGAACCTGAGCTTCTTGCCGGTCTTCTTCTGCGTGATGTGCAGGGTTCCGCGAACCACATTGGCGCGGCCCATCTTCACAACGTCGCTGATGCGCTGTCCGGTGAAATAGAGCAGGGCGACGGGAAGGCGGATAGCCGGATCGTCCAGCGCCGCGTTGACTAGCCATTCCGGCCACGCCTGATGCTCCCCTACCTCCAGAAGCTCAATGCCGGTCGCGATGTTGTCCTTGACGTATTTGCGGCCCGACTTTCCTGCCCAGTGATAGAGAGCTGACACGCTCTTGATGATGGCATTGGCTTTTCCCGGCTCGTCCGCTGTCTTGTCGCGCAGGATCAGGAGCTGCTGGGCCGACAGGAGCGCCAACGGTGCCGAGAAACCGGCTTTGTTGCGGAAGCTCTCGTTCGCATAGGCCAGGTGCCGCGAGTATAGGCGCTTCGTGTTCTCGGCCTTCTTCCTGAACTCCGGCGACCGCTCATAGAGCCTGACAAGCCAATCGAACGTCTTTGCGCCGTTGAGCTTTTCGCCCCTCGTCCGCATGGCCTTCGCGGCGGCTAGTGCGCTGCCGAAATCGCGGTGCCGAATATCCGGCAATCTCTTGAGGACGCGCTTGCCTTCGTTGTCGCGGCCAAGGTCGAAGTAGTAGTAGGTCTTGCCCTTCGCCTTCTTGCGGTGGACGTGCGGGACATGCTTCATGCAACGTCTCTGTAGAGCGGACTTCCGGCGAACCAGTCAGCGCTATCATCCTCCTCTGGCTTACCGGCAACAACCTCTATGGAGCCGTCCGGCGTCACCCTGGCCCGCGCCACGCCAAGACCAGCCTTCTCGAACGCCTTGATGGCGCGAGTCAGGTCAGCCTGAGAGAAGCGGGCTGGTTTGGTCATTTTGCTTGCCGCGCCTTGGGCATTGGCCGTGTCAGGCGGTGGAGTGCGTCTGCCTCCTTTTCATCGCGGATGCGGCGGTCGAACGCGTCCAGCGCTTCATAAACAATCGCTTCCTCATCCTTCGATAGCGTGAACGGGGTAAATACGAACCGACCTCCGCCGCCGAAGGGTCCCATGCCATAGGTGTAGCCGCGCGAAACGGTCAGACCGCGACTTTCATTCCGATATTCGGTGCGCGAGCCATATGGCGATAGGCCAGGGTCAGCGCGTTGCCACTCGCTGCGCGTCTCGCAGGACGTAAGAGAATGCGCCAACAGCCTAGCGGGAGACATCGGAGGGACCGCGTTAGGGACACTCGCCGCCCCAGCGGCGGAGACGGTGCAACACGGCTCCGGCTCTGCCGAGTGGCCCGACGCTGCGGAAGCAGTGGAACGCCCAAGCGGCCAGATCATGCCGCCCTCGGTCGTAAATCGACAAACCGCCTATGTCCTTTTGCAACAGGAGGCTTTCTCACCACCGTGCTAATCAGCTTGGGATTATCGATATAGGCTCTGTGTCCGTAGCGGGATATGATGACTCGATCAGTCATGCGGCTTCCCTTTCGGCTTCGTTCCGTAATGTCGTGACCTCAACGCCTGTCCACACACCCCAAAGCTCCAGCGCCCTCGTCGTGTAGGCGGCTCGGTCGGCTTCGTTCATTGCCCGGTTGCTGGTGGACCGGCGCTTGCGGTAAATCTCTCCGCTCGGCAGCTTGATCTCGTCGTAGAGCTTCAGCTTGTCGCGCGTGATGTCGTGAAGATCGTCCTCGTCCAGTGTCATGTTGTGCGCCTGATTGAGCAGCGGAACGACAAGTGCCGCGACCGACCAGTAGAGCGACCGTCGCCGCTGGTTAGCCCTGCCGCCGCTGATCTTGACCGACACGCGGCCCTTGATCTCGCGCATGGCTTCCTCGGCAACCTTGTTCGCCGGTCGGAGCATCCCGAGATGCGCGTCGAACAAGAGGGGGGCTTCGTCGCTCATGCGGCCCTCCGGATGCTGATTTCCCACTGCGCCAGCATGTGGTCGATTGCTTCCTCCGGCGTCTTGCCGATGCTCTCCAGCCATTTCTCTTCGCTGCCTATGCCGTGAATCCCGTTCGGCCCCTGATGACAGTCCCAGCACACCTCCAACTGATAGCGATGGTCGCGCCTCCACCTCTTTTGAGGGAAATGCAGCATCGTGTGATGGCAACTCACGCCCAACCGTCCGCAGCCGTAGCAGGGCAGCGTTTCCAGGCGCGCTTCGTGCCGAGATTCCTCCGCATTGGGCTGCGGATTGTATTTCGGCTTTATGCGCCCGTGGTCGGGTTTCCACCCCATCAGCCGATCCTAAAACGGAACATCGTCGTCTAGGTCGCCAGCGGTGGCCGGTTGGCGCTGGGGCGTGGCTTGGGTCGCGGGCTTTCCAGACATGAACGGGTCAACATCGGCGGCGCGGATTTCATACTGCGGCTTGCCGTTATATTCCCCGATGACCAGCTCGCCGGTTACAGCGACCTTCTCACCCTTCTTGATGTATTGAGCGAGCTTCGATCCGCGCTCGCCCCATATGGCAACGCGAAACCAGTTGGTCTGCTTGTTGTCGCCCCAACCCTGATCAACGGCACAGTTAAAATTGGTGACTGTGCCGCTCCCTGCCGAGCGGGTTTCTGCATCGCCGCCGACGCGGCCCGTGATTGCGATGAATTGCATTGCCTAAGCTCCTGCCGTGGCGTTTTCGAGCGCGGCCAATCCGCGTTCCGTTGCATCGTAGATTTCCTCGAACCGTCGCGATTCCTCGCCGTCGAGAAGGTCAATCTTGTCTCCGTGTTCGCGCATCCATCCCCGCAACTCGTTGAGCGAGGAACACTCCTGAATCGTGGAAACGAGGAGCTGGTAGGTCAGGCTCTCAGTGGGTGACGAAAGCTCTTTGCGGCGACGGACGATCCAGGCTTTGAACCCTTCATCGTCCGCCCCGTCTCCAGCCCACCAGTCGTGGTTATCCGCCTTGATGACGTTCAGATCATCAGCATTGGCGCGAACAAGCGCGTTGAACTCATCCAAGGTTGTCGTCTTGTTGCCAGCGGCCCTCAATTCGCGAAGCCGCTCCTTGATTCCGCTAATTCCGTCCGGCCCCTTGGTTTCGATCACTTCGCCGGTTTCGGGATCGTGGTCGCAATAGGTGCTGGCGTTCCATGTGTCGGGAACCTGCTCCCACGGAGAGCCAATCCACTCCTTGAAGTAGCGTTTGCCGCTGCCCTCCGGATATTCCCGCGACCTGCACGGTGCCCAGACGGTCGGGAGGCGATAGAGATAGCGCCCGATGCCCCACAGAACGGCAGAGCGTTTGAAGGCGTCACTGATGCCGCCCTTGTCGCCCTCGACTGCCGTATCACCGGCCCCGTCGCACTTGCCGATCCATTGGCCGTCGATCAGGATTTCGATGGTGCTGAGAACGCGCCCCTTGGGCGTTTCGACAACCGTGTTGCGCCAGCCAGCGGGCGTGCAAACCTGGTCAAGCCGATCCTGAACGTCGCGGGCGTCCAAGTAAGCGAGGGCGAGCGCCTTGTTGCCGGTCTGGGTCAGCTTCTGCGAGCGCCAGTGAATGGCGGCGCGCGGGAACTCGGCTGCGAGCCTCGCGTAAATCGACGCGGCAGGGACACTCGCCCCATCGGGCGGAGACGGTGCAACACGGCTCCGGCTCTGCCGAGTGGCCCGGTCGGCTTTAGCCGAGCCGCCCTTGGTCACTTTCGTTTCCGCGTTCACAGCATTTCACCGGAGCGATTATTGGCCGCTCCGGCCCTCTTGGTGGGGGATTCTTCCCGCGCTTCTCGATTGAGCCGCGCTGCTATCGGTCCCGCTCTCATCAGCCATTCGACTAAAGGCGTAGGGCGTGAGAGATGATTGAGGGCGTTGGTCATGCGGACTCCATCACGATAATCGCTATCCGTCTCCGAGCTTTGGCGCGTCCAACCGGCTTGGCAGCGATAGAAGCCGCCTCGGTAAATCTTGACGTGCCTCGTCTCTTTGCCGACGAGATCGAGCAGCTTCTTTTCGGGATCGCTTTCCGGCGTCAGCACGATCTGCTCACAACCATCTTCGATGTAGAGCGCGATCTTCATGCCGCCCTCCTCTTCAACGGATCACTCAGCTTCTCTGCTGTCAGGTTGAGGATGGGTTCGGGATCGTCTGCCATCCGGTCGTAGATCGGGGGCGGACAGGTGCATCTGCCCTTCGTCAGGCGAGCAGCGGGCCAGCCAACGAAGCCGTCGCAAACGGGGCAAGTGTAGCGAGGACCGAGACTCATTCCGTCCCCCGCAGCTTTGAGAGGGCTTCACGAACTTGGAGCACAACAGCGCCCGTTTCCTCGATTGCAGCGGCGTCGCGCATGTCGGGGCCAACATCAGGCGCAAAGCTCGGCGTCAGTTCGCAAAGCCGCTTGTCCGCTGCCTCCAGCGCCTTCTCTGCGGCTTCCAATGCGTCGGCTTGTTTCACGCCGCGCTCGATTGCGTCATGTAGCGCGTCCCATGCAGGGCGAGCTTCGCGATCCACCGGAAAGCCCTCCGCCTCGGCTTGACCGCTGCGATATTCGTCCCGCAGAAATCGCCGGACTTGAAGCAATCTCTCCACCAGCGTCATGGGTTCCTCGCTTGTTTGAGGGCGGCGGTCGCCTTGCGCCTCACGCGGTCAGGAACCGTGGCGTCCTGCTCGATTTCCTCCAGTGCTTCGTAAAGATTCGGGCTCGCGGCGATCAGGCGGGCGTTGGCGCGGTCGGTTTCGTCGCCTTCTCCGTCAACTGAATAGCTAACAGTCGCGATGACGTGGCAGCTATTCGGCCCCGTTCGCTGGCAGATATCTCGCCAACCATCGTAGGGGTTGTGCAACCACGGTCCGGGCGTGAACGACACTGTATTGGAGCTAGTCATTGGCTGACCTCATCGGGATTGGGCACGCAATCACAGCGTCACCAGCAAAAACACCGACGCCACAAAGGCGACTGCGATGTAGAGCTTGAACCAAAGCGGAATCGGAGGCTCAATCGCGACAATCCTCGGAGCACAGTGGAATCGACTATCTATCGCCCTGCTATCTCTCATGATCTTGGCGATCTCGGCAGGATCAATCGGAGGGAATTGCTGTCCGGGGCGATGAAGGATTGGCCGGTTCATCAGTCAGCCGCCCTTCTAAAGCCCTCCGGCGTATACTCGCGCTGACGGCGGACCTCGTAGACGCCCGGTTCGATCTTCACGCTCTCGTGCGTGTCGAAATCGCGCAAGTGCCTCAGTTCGGCGGGTTCATCCGTCACTTCGAGGAACAGCGCGGGCTTGCCGTCGAGAAGCGCCTTCAACTCGTCCATCGCCTTGAAGACGCGGACGTTCGGGCGCTCCATGACGATGTGATCGTGGCCCGTTTCCGAATGGGCGAGGGTGAAACGGCCCTTGTCGGGCGCGAGCGGCTCGACACTTTCGGGCAGCACATCGATGCGGATCAGCATCATGTCGCCCTGGGCCGCGATGTTCTTGAAGCTCTTCATGGGTCAATCCTTTCAGGTCCGGACCTCAAGGTTGCGAAGCACGTCCGGTTCGATGCCATAGGTCCAGCAATTGGCTTCGAGCGCGGTGTTCATGGTCGGAGGAACAGGCAGAGCGAATTCACGCCCGGTGCCGCACAGCACCTTCAGGAACCGCTCGCGCCCGACCTCCGGAATCTCAACTTCAATAAGCTCGCCAACCTGCGGATCGGCGTCCTTGTTGATCGTGCGACCGTCGAGAGCCTTGAGGATGTTCACCCAACCCAAAATTTCGCAGGCGGCGCGGCGCTGCTCCATGTCTTCCCAGGTCAGCGCCTGCTCGGGCGTGATGTCCTTGTCGGTGATCCATTCCTTGGGAACCCGGACGCCGTGCCACGAGTAGACTTCGCAACCGTCGTTGAAGTCGATCGCCGGGCCGTCCTCGCAGTGCAGGCGGCGCTGGTCGTCCCATTTCGTCTGCGGACGCCCGGCGACGATGATGCAGCTCTCCATCGGCCACCACCATCCGCACGTCTCGGAGATCGTCAGCCACCATTCGAGACGTTCGCGATCCTTGTGCGGATAGGTGGCGCCCGCGATTTCCGCTCCACGCCAATAGGCCCGCCACGCGCCTTCGCACTGGCCCCAACGGTGATAAGAGGTCGCCGAATAGAGCTGGCTGTAGAGCTGGCTGCGGAGCTGGCTGCGGAGCTGGCTGTAGAGCTGGCTGTAGAGCTGGCTGCGGAGCTGGCTGTCGAGCTGGCTGTAGAGCTGGCTGTAGAGCTGGCTGTAGAGCTGGCCGTCGAGCTGGCTGTCGAGCTGGCTGTCGAGCTGGCTGTAGAGCTGGCTGCGGAGCTGGCTGTAGAGCTGGCTGCGGAGCTGGCTGTCGAGCTGGCTGTAGAGCTGGCTGTAGAGCTGGCTGCGGAGCTGGCTGTAGAGCTGGCTGCGGAGCTGGCTGTCGAGCTGGCTGTAGAGCTGGCCGTCGA